ACTCCAATACATTCTACTGTCTCATTCGTGGCATTAACCATAACTGCTGCATCTCTTTGACCAACCTTGCACAGGGTTTCGTTCTCATACGTACCTAAGTGGTAGTACCTTACACCGTTCTCTGGCACTAAGACAAACCATATTAGTAACCATACTGTGTTCATCCTGTAATCTCCTCGTGTTTCTGTAAATAGTTAACTGCATTTTTAATTCTATTGATGTCATCTTTGAATGCACCCAGTCCTGTATTGCAATGATGACACACCCAACCTCTGAATGTTTCAGTGTCGTGGCAGTGATCCAACACCCAACTCTGCAACTTCTTCTGCCCCTTGCGGCCTATCTCCACAATGTCTCGCTGACATATGGGACACGTATAGTCATCAGGTGGGTATGCATTTGTACTTTTCAAGTACGTTATCAACTGTGTTTGATTGCGTTGACAAGTTCTGCATATCCTTTTGTATTCTATAGTTCCTGATGCATACGTTATACTATTAAAGTTATCTAGAGGAAGTGTCATTGCGCACTTGTTACACTCTAGCCCTTCATCGTAGTGATGAAGTACAACATCAAAGAGTTCTAGTTGGTTCACACTGTATACCTCGCAGTCTTGTACTCTAGGTCACAGTGTACAACACCATGCCAGCCAGATAGTTTGTTCTTCACAACATTCAAGTGACGCTGTGTGTCTTCTTCCTCTTGCCCATCAACCACAGGGTTCTTGGCAATCAATACCATCAGGTCAGCTTCCGCTGCCTTACCAGTACGTGAGCCTTCCATCATGCTCTGGTTCAGTAGAACCTTACCCTCTGCATCAGCTGATAGCTGAGACATGTAGAAGATAGCACAGTTGTGTGACTTGGCAATCTGACGGGCATAGATAGCGTTAGCCTTCAGTGCTTCATCAGGGCGTGAGAAGCCACCAGTACGTGCAAACTTATCACCCATGTCTAGGATTACAATGTCAGGCTTGTATGACTTGCACACAGACTCAACCCACGACATGTCACGATCACTTGCATCTTTGATCTTGATGTTGTCTGCAACAACTGAGTATGCATCACGGGCACGGGCTGGGTTATCCTTCACCTCTTGCATAGTCATACCAGTAGCCGCAGTCAGATACCTTGCACCAACACGGTGTGACGCTTCCTCATTACATAAGATAACACACTTGGCACCTTGATGTGCGAAGCCACCCGGTGCTGCAATGAGAGAGGCGTGGAAGGATGTCTTGCCTGTGTTGGGACGTGCACCCACTTCAATCAAGTGACCTGCATTGACGCCCTCTACCTTACGTGTGAGGGTAGGTATGTTGAATGACCATTGTGATTCCAGATCATTCTTCTCAAGGAGTGTGTCAACGTCAATGTCATCCCACTCAATACGTAGGTCAGGGGTGAAGTCATCTGAGTAACGCTCAAGTATATCACGCAATGGCTCAAGGCTACCCTTTGTACCGTTTACGTAGTCAAAGCCAAGGTTAGCAACGTCTTCTCCTACGACCTGCTGGAACAGCTTAGACAGCACTTCCTGTGCTATGTCGCTGCCCATAGGGGCTTCCTTCTTGATCTGATTAAACAGTGAACTGTAAGCGCCCTTCTGCGCTGTGGTGAGGGTTGGATTGTTGGACATAAACAATGCCTCAATTTCATCCGGTGTAATTGTACGTTCATAGCGATCCATAGCTGTGTCAATTGCTTGCTTGATCTTACGCACATCTTTGCTGAACAGTCTATCAGGACACTTAGCACCACGATGATCATCGTAGAACTCTTTATCCATAAGGCTGCGTATTAGTGATAGTTCCATTATACTTCTCCAAGTGTTGTTAGATTTTCTATGTCGGTAGGGTTTCGGTATTTCAGGTCATCTGTTAGTCGGAGTACCTTCACATCGTGAACATACCCTCGTAATTCTTTTGCGAATTGCAGTGTCTTTGGTAGGGCGTCAGGGTCTAGTGCAATTATAACCGTTGAGAATTGTGAGAGATACTGCTTATGTACCTCAGAAAGTGAGGTGCCCAACACTGCTACCCCGACATACACTCCACCTTCTGAGCATCCATATGCATTAGTCTCACCCACAATGGCAGCACTAACACAATCCTCAACGACTACTCCCGTTGTACCATAGCCATATGCATAGGGCAAGGGATTTTTACCATACCTTTTCCATTTAGGTATCTTTTTTCCTAGTGCTCTACCTGTTGCATCCACCATGATGTTGTTGTGCACCACAGGAAATACGACACGGTGTTCACGAACATCATACAACAAACCGAGGTCACGAGCATCCAGTTCCCATGTGTCACAGAAGTCTCGCACAGCATCGTAGTCTTTCACAAGCCACTCAGGTTTATGGAAGGATACTGCCTCAGTCTCTTCTGCTACAGAGCCTAGAGATTTACGAATGTCATCACTGGTAAGTGCGGTACGAGTACCACCAGACACACTACACCCTGCTTTGTAACAGTTCCACATAAGCTGACCCATGTTATTAGTTGCTGTAAATGTTTTAACTCCCCCACATACGGGACAGTTAGTACGTTTACTTTCACCATTCACTAAGTCCATATCACTTATATGTTCTTGTATACTATTCATGTATATCACTTTCAATGTTATTCGCTACACTCAATTGTACATGTACGTTTCTTTGTGTCAAGGCATTATTTGCACTTTCGTATGTATGCTTCATGTATGGTTTCACAGATGCAACATGTGTATGCCCTGTCACTGCCATGATTTGTGGTAGTGGAACACCTCTGTCTACCATCTGTGTCACACCAGTTCTACGTAAGTCCATGAGGCGTAGCTCTTCATTTAGCTTTGCTAACCTCATGATGCGGCGTCCAACCTTGGACAGTCTCTCCATTGCATACGGTTTAAACCTACCATCACGTGGCTGTGGGTGTGGTACAACCCATTCTTGAAAACCAAAGTCTGCCTTCTGCTCAAGCAACATAGCATTTAGATTGTCACTGATAGGTAGGAACACCTCTGCCCTACGCTTGCTCTGCTCCAATCGTAGCTGCTGTTTCTTTAGGTCAACATTCTCCCAGCGTAGCATACGCATGTCACCTAGTCGCTGACACCATTCATATGCCATCTGCACAATGAGACCAATGTTACGGTACTCAAAGTCGCTGTAAGCTACATCAAGAAACTTGACAACATCACGATGCTCCCACACATTCTTACGCTGCTTGGTTGCCTTACGTTTGATCTTTGCGAAAGGGTTTTGCTCTGCGTGTTCCATTTGTATGGCGTAGTTGTATACCCTACTGGCACAGGTTGCCGCATGGTTAGCGAAGCTAATGCCACGCTTCACCCAATCCTCATATGCACGTTTTGCAATCTTAGGTGTGACATCTTTGTACTTGCGACACCCAATTGTCTGGTGAACAACGGTCAAGAAATACCTGTAGTCTACCTTAGTTGAGTCACGTAACATACTGAAATCGTTTGACAAGTAGTAGAAGTTAATGAGGTCAGTGACCTTGCTGCTAGGCTTTAGTTCTACAACTTGGGCTTGCTTGTCACGATACGCATCAATGTCTTTGTTGTACTCACGGGCGATCCTTCTTGCAACTTTTATATCTCCACTAAGTTCTTCACGTTCTACTACTCCTGCATTCACCAGTGACTGTGGTGGATTGAAACGGAATGAGATGTCACCCGAAGGTGACACTCGTTTCTGTACATATCGTGGTAGATTAGGCATTGACTATGCGGCCTCCAATTCAATAAACTTACTATCTGATACCCACTTAGATACCTCTTGCTCACGTGACCACATGCTGATTGCCTGTGTGTCATTGCCAGTGTTACGTAGGTTGAACCCATTACGTTCATCAGCATAAGATGCATAGTTCGTAAACGCAGAGTACAATGCCCACTTGTTGTGACCACGTGTTGCAGCCTCTTGTAAGTATAGCATGTACATCTTCTCTGCTTTACGTTCAGACGAAATCATTTCATCAAGCAGCATCTTGATGTCTACATACTTAGTGGAAGTCTGTGCCCACACCTGCATCTTGCTGGCTTCCGTGTAGAAATCAGTACGAGCACGGGCTAATTCATATATGAAACTTTCCATAGAGAAGTTGGCAGTATTCTTCTTACGAATTTTGTCATACTCACCACGTATTTGACCATTGGTGCAGAAGAAATCAATCGCACCAAAGAACACTTGGTTGCTGCACGAACCATCAATACCATGAAGGCTGATGATACGGTTGCCAATGGTAGTTTGGTGCTTGTCTGTTGTGATCTCTACCTTCATGTCAGGCAGTTGAATGTCCAGCATAGACCATGCACCATTACGTGCAGTCTGCCAGTTGTATTTGGCATTAGTCA